CTTTTAATCTTTGCCCCGTGGCTTTCGGATAAGTCAATAGGTGTGGCATTGTCCATATTTTCACAGAACTCCCGCCATATATCCAAGTACTCCTTATTGCTTACTTTTTTAGCCATTTTTTAGTTTCTCATTGATAAACTCATCAATGTAATTTTTGAATCTTTTTGCTTCGCTTAAATCGATTCCTTGAATGAACGTCAAGAGCTTTCTGGACACTTCAACATATTCACCCAAATTCACTTCGCTTTCTAGCTTGTTGATGTTAGAGGATATTTTACTCATAATATCGGCTTCGCTATTCGTTGGCATTCCAACACGCTCTTTTCGAGGTTTTAAAACTCCTTCGTCATCTGGTAACATTGGGCGGTTCATAATATCTTCATTAACTGCCTCCAATTGATTGTAAGCGTGAACCAGTTGCGATTGTCTTGTGGTCAATAAACTTTTTCGGAGTTTGTCCCAATTGTCAGCTACAGCCCATTTGCCGATTGTTTTTTCGGTTGTACCAGTGCGTTCCGCTATTTCCTTGAAGGTAATACGCTCGCTTACATATAGAATTCGAGCGTACTCTCGCTCCTGTGCTTTGGAAATTCCCATTAACTATCTCGTTTAAAACGAGACAAAATTGACCAAAACCACCACCATTTTAAAATATCTATGCAAGCCTTGCGCCTTTATTTTCAAGGCTTTGCAAACATTCGCAAGTTTGTACTCACTTTAAGAGATAACCTAAAAATTAGCAAGTGAGCGACAAGTTTAAAAAGATTGACAAAGAGTTTTGTTTGACTGATAATAGCGTCAATGTGTATGGCTATCGTTTGTTAACCGAAGGCTTGGATTTGGCTCAGTACAAAAAAAATCCCATTGGTTTTATGATGCACGAACGTGAAGGCGGTGTATTGGTAAAATGGGAAGATTTCAGGACTGAAGGCGATAAACTTTATGGCAAACCCGTGATTAATTTATCACATCCAAAAGGGGAAGATATTGCGGCACAAGTCGAAAACGGTTTTATCAATGCTGCATCGATGGGTAAAATAATTTGTTTGGCTGCCACCGACGATGCCAGTCTAAAAATGGAAGGGCAAACAGGACCTACCGTAACCAAGTGGTTTCCTCGTGAAATATCCTTTGTTGACATCCCTGGCAATCACAACGCATTGGCCAATCTCTATGACATTAACGATAACGAGTTGAATCTCGCTGATTTTGTAAAACCTAAAGAAAAAACTATGAGTAAAATCCTTTTAACAGCCGTGATGTTGACGGCTTTAAATTTAAGTGACAAGTCCTCTGAAGAAGATGCCAACAAAGCATTTCAGGACTTGATTGACAACGCTAACAAAGTTCCCGGACTCGAAAAAGATTTGGCTGACAAAACAACTGCTTTGACTGAAAAAGAAAAAGAGTTGGCCGACTTGAAAACAGCTGGAGTAGCTAAAGAAGTTCAAGACTTATTGGCTAAAGGCGAAACCGACAAAAAATTGACAAAAGAAGTGTCAAAAAACTTGGCGGAAAGTTTTGCAGGAAATCCAGCAGGATTGAAAAACTTGATTGATGCTATGCCAGCACAAACATTAGTTACCGATCAGTTGGGCGATAAGTCTAAAGATGCGGCTTCATTCGCTGGCAAAAAATGGGATGATTTGTATGCTTCCAATGAATTGGAAGGCGTGAGAACCAATTTTCCTGACTTGTACGAAACTTTGAGAAAAGAGAAATACCCTAACCTTAATATTTAAAAAATTATGGCAAATCCTAAAATACCACAGGAGTTTTGGAACTCCTACATCGTAGAAAAACTACGTAAAACAAATCCGCACATCGCACTTTGTTACGATGAAAGCAAGCACATTGCAGGTGGTTCGGTTGTTTATATTCCACAAGCTGGAGCAAGTCCGAGTGTTGTAAAAAACAGAGCCTTTGGAGCTGCAACAGCAGTACAACGTGGAGATACAGCAATCGCGTATGTTCTTGACGTCTTCACAACAGATCCAACAGCGTTGTTGACTTCTGAAAAATTGGAAATCAGTTACGAAAAACAAGATAGCTTATTGGCCGATCATACCGATACTTTAGCCGAAAGCATCGGAGACGAGTTGACATACAACTGGATTAGAGGTTTGAAACCAGCCGTTGGTGGTGGTACTACAGTTGAGTTTTTGCCAGCTGGACGACAAATTCCTACTAGTGGAGCGGCAACAGCTGTAAATGCTGAAGATGGTCAAACCGGAACTCGTAAAGCAATGACTTATAAAGAAGCTCAAAAAATGCAAGCGAAGTTTAATAAGGATAAAGTGGCGAAACAAAATCGTTATGCGATGTTAGAAAGCTATATGGAGCAAGAATTTCTGGACTCATTGTCTGCTAATCAAATGGCGGCTTTTCAAGCAACTGCTGATTTAGCTAACGGTGTTGTCGGGAAGTTTGCAGGATTTACTTTTCTTGAAAGAAGCTCCGTTTTGGCTTTGACTTCTGCGGGTGTGTTTAGATTACCTGGGGAGGCATTGGCTGCCACTGATAACTTGGCTAGCTTCTTTTGGCAAAAAGACAGTGTGACCAAAGCACTCGGAGACACTAAACTTTTCCAAGATTTCGATAACCCATTGTACTATGGTGATATTCATTCAGGATTAGTAAAAATGGGTGGTCGTTGCCGTCGTGAGGACTGGAAAGGTGTTGGGCTTGTAGTTCAAGCTGCAACTGCATAAACCAAAAGTTGAATTATATATAAAAGGCTGTCTCTTTAGTGATGGCAGCCTTTTTTTTAAACATTATTATGGAACAATTTGTATATCCAACATTAGCCGCCTTTTTCTCAGCATTGATAACATGGCTTTTTTCTAAGCGAAAAAACCTAGCTGAAGACAGAGCTGCTGAATTAGACAACGCTGTAACGGCTGTTAAATATTATCGTGATTTGCTCGATGATATGGCAACCCGATTAACCGCTGCAACTGAAACTATTAAGTCGCTAGAAATACAACACCGTGAATTAATGGGTGTCAATCAGCATTTAGTTGAGGAATTACAAAAATTCAAGCAACTTAACGGAAAAGCATAATGAAGTTAGATCAAGCGGGATATAAGTTAATCCAAGAATTTGAAGGATTAAGTCTAAAACCTTATTTGTGTAGTGCTGGAGTTCCAACCATTGGTTATGGTAATACCGTTTATCCAAACGGCAAAAAAGTAACTCTAAAAGACGCACCAATAACAAAAGAATTTGCTGAACAAATGTTTCGCACAACCGCTGATTTATTTGCTAAAGATGTTTCTGGTCTCATTAAATCTAATGTAAATCAAAACCAATTTAATACCCTGGTTGATTTTGCCTATAACTTGGGAACTGACATTGATGCCGATGATATTCCTGAAGGATTAGGGGACAGCACTTTGCTTAAAAAAGTAAATGCTAACCCAAACGACAAAACTATTGCCAATGAGTTCCTAAAATGGAATAAGGCAAACGGAATGATTAGCACGGGATTAACAAATCGCCGAAAAAAAGAAAGTAAAATCTATTTAACACCAATAAAATGAAACAATTTAAAATCACACATTTCTTGTCTTTTTTGTTTTTGTTTGTTTTGTTGGCTACAACACTCAGTTCTTGCAAAAGTACTAGTGTTGTTCCGCCAGCAACAACCGAAACCACCAAGATAATTACAATTAAAGAAGTCGTTCGAGACACCGTTTTTGAGACCAAAAAAGATAGCAGCTATTACAAGGCCTATCTCGAATGTGTCAACGGGAAAGTCGTGTTGAAATCGGACACCAAGCCTATTGTAAAACCCGGCAAGTTCCTGCAACCGCCAAAGGTCAATTTAAAAGACAATATACTTACAATAAACTGCAAGGCCGAGGCGCAAAAACTGTTTGCCCAATGGAAAGATACCTATACTAAAGAACACCAAAGCGATATTAAAAGAATTCCATACGCAGTTGAAAAACCATTGAGTTGGTGGCAAAAAACTGAAATTATCCTGGGACGAATATTTTTAGGGCTGATTCTAATTTTTACAGCACTGGGAGTTCTGAAGTACTTCAAATACGTTTAAACACTAATTAAATACCAATTAATATGTCAAAAGAATTAGCAGCGGATTATTTCGCAAGACACACAAGCAATGAATGTCACATCACTTCCGATGGTCGTGTTTTTCATACCAAAGGATCAGCAGACAGTTTTGCAAACGGATTAAAGGACAATAAGGTAGAATCTTATACTAGAGAATCCAAAGAACAAAAACCTAAAGAGGAAACTAAAGTTTTCACTTTAGAAGAGTTGAACGCATTCGACTCTGAAAAGGCTACTTATGCAGAACTTAAAGATTTGGTAAAAGCTTTGAAGCTTGAGTCTGCTAGTCAGAAACAAGTTGATTTGGTTGCCGCATTCGAAGCCTATAAAGCAGTTATTAACACCGAAATCAAAGACTAATGCTACAAGGAACTGGAACGCCAAAGGTTAACGTAGAAGTAACGTCTGGCAACTTGCAACGTCAAGTTCAAGTAATTGATGGTGTTGCGGGAATCGTAGGAACTTCGGTTGGTAAAATCGGAGAGATTGTAACGGTTTATAATTATGACGATGCTGTTGCTAAAGGTTATACTGTTGTTGGTGAACCTTTTTTGAATAAAGCAATCGAATTATTTTATAAAGAATTAGGAGGCAATCAAGCCTTGACTATTCTTGGTGTAGAAGATACGATGACTTTAACACAAATGGCAACTTCAACTAATGTTAACGGATTGAAAAAACTATTGCTTTCGGCTCAAGGAGCCATTACAGTGGTTGGATTAATTCGTAAACCTGGAGTAGCTTATGTAATGGAAGCCGCCCACTTTTTGGATAAAGATGTCGAAGACGCTTTATTGGCGTCTAAAACATTGGGCCAATATCAGCAATCTATCAACAAACCAGTACGTATGTTGATTGAAGGTAGAACCAACGATTTAACCCACGCTTTGTTTGCGCCAAATACAGTTGCCAACGGTTTTGCCGGTGTTGTACTTGGAAGTAATTTGAACGATGGTTCTGGAGCTGTTGCCTTGGCATTGGCCAGAGCTGTAAAATATCCATCACACATTAAATTGGGTAATGGACAAAACGGAGCTTTGACAATTCCACAGGCATACATTGGGAACAAAGCTATTGAAGATTATTTTCCTGAAGAGTTGGATGCTTTTGCTAATGCTGGTTACATCATAATGCACCGTCGTGATGGTGCTGCCGGATATTATTTTGGCAGAGACAATATGGCTACAGCTGATGACTTCAACATCTTGGTTCACGGTCGAATAATTGATAAAGCACAACGTGTTGCCGCTGCAACTGCTGCACCTCTATTGGAAACAACAGTACGTGTGAATGCTGACGGTACCATCAACGATGCCGATGCCAAACACTTGGAGAATATTGTGAAACAACAATTGAAATCACAATTGGCGGGTCAAGTAAGTGATGTTGACGTGAACGTTCCTACGGATGCGAATATTATCAATACGAGTACCGGAGGAATTGAAGTAAAAGTGTTGCCTCTAGGTTATTTAACCTGGATAAAAGTAACGATAGGATTAACCGCTAATTTATAGAAAATGGCACAAAATGTAAACATAACATCCGATGAGTGTGCTTGGTCACGCTTTGAGATTAAAATACTAGGAAGAACCATTAAAGGCCTTCGTGGTTTTGGCTTCAAGAAAGAAGTTGAAAAAGAACACATTTACGGAGCCGGTGACGACCCTATCGATATTCAGTCCGGGAACAAAAAAGGTTCTGGAAGTATCAAGGTTTTAGGCTTTGAAGCCGACTTGATGAACAAAGCGGCACGAACTGCCGGCTATGATGATATTACTGACGTTCCTCACGAAGCTATCGTAATCACGTGTGCTTTCAAAAAAAGAATGACTGATCCTATCAAAACGTATATCGCTTCTGGTGTAGCTTTTAGCGAAGCGGGTGTCGATTTGGAGCAAAATGCCAAAATGAGAGAAATCTCGTTGCCTTATTTGGCAATGAATGTACAATTACCGTAATCCCATCCCCAACCCTCCCTTTCAGGGAGGGAATAAGGAGTAAATAAAATAATTAAAAAACAAACAAGATGAAAAAAAATGAACAACCTGCCGGCAATCTAAAAGCCGCATTCGCTAACCGTAAGGCTAAAGAAGTTGAAAAACTTCAAGAAAATGACATCACGCCATTTATTGAAAAATTTGGTCAAGCTAAACTGGATGAATGGAAAGCCGCAAACGGTGACCGTAAATTAATCTACCTGAAGCACGATGATGATTTAGCGGTATTACGACCTCCAACAGCTGACGATTTAGGCGACTATATGACCGCTATTGGAACTAATGGCTTGAGTAAAGCCGTGGCTATGGTAATGGAACAGCTTTGGTTGGATGGCGACATCGCCCTTATTGATGATGAGGAAAAATTCATTTCGGTTTTTCTTCAAATAAACAACATCCTGGAGGGGAAAAAAGCAGAATACTTTCGCGCTTAGTAGCCTGGGAATCAAAGACTGCCAAAATAAAAAAGCGGGTATTGATTACTTAATTGTTTTTGGTTCTATGAAGTTTGGGGCAAATGCCTTGAAAGAATGGGGTGAAGAACTTTTTTTTTATCGTACTGGAATTGCTCTTGAACTCGCCAAAAAAGAAAACCCCTAACCCCTAAAGGGGAATAAATCCACTAAGATGAATAACACGATTGAATTTGTTTTAAGAATGAAAGATATGATGAGCTCGAACATAACGAAAGTTAGTTCGAGCTCACAATCTGCATTTAGTAGAATGAGTAAATCGGCAGATCAGGTAACTGGTCGAAACAAAGTTTTAGGGATGAGTTTTAACGAGCTTCAAAAGCAAATAAACGCCGTAGAAAACACAATTAAAACTAGTACAATTCCTAGTCAAATTTCGGCAGCTCGTCGTGATTTAGCTGCTTTACAAAGTCAATCTTCTAGGTATATTGGTAATACTAATAGCGCAATGGGTTCTAGTTCTAGCGGTCTTGGAATTGGTGGAGTTGCTGTGGGATCTATGATGGGTAATTATGTGCAGCAAGGAATTTCTATGGCAGTTACAGCCGTTAAGGATACTGTTGGAGCAATGATTGACAAAAGTATGGAAAAAGAGCAAGCTATTGTCGGCTTGACAACATTCCTAGGTAAGCAAGGAGCGATGAATGCTTATAAAAACATTCGCCAAGACGCTAATATTACTCCTTTTGATACGGCCACATTATTAGGAGCTAACCGTGCTTTGATTTCTGCTAATATTGATGCTGCTAGAGCAAGAAAGGATGTTATGAATTTGGGTAATGCCGTTTCGGCAACCTCCGACGGTAAAAATATGCCGGACGTGATGTCTCGAATGGCTTTGAATCTTCAACAAATAAAAAACAACGGTGTTGCCACTGCAATGGATATTCGACAATTTGGCTTTGCTGGAATGAACCTACCCGAGCTATTAAAACGCTCTGGTCAGAATGCTGATGGAAAAATAACCTATGAAATGATTGCCAAAGCTTTTGAGGTTGCAAATGCTAAAGGAGGAATGTATGAAGGTGCCTTGGCTGCACAAGGGCAAACTAAAGCGGGTAAATGGTCGACGGTGAAAGATTATTTTAGTACAGCAGCTAGTGATATGGGTGACGCTTTTTCTCCGGTAATTATAAAATTATTAGACTTAGGAATCAAGTTTGCTAATGGCATTAGCTCTGGTTTAGCGCAAGCACAACCCTATATAGATGCTTTTTCTAATACTATTGGAGTTGGCGTTGATTATATAATGGAAATGGTTCACGGTACAAGTGAGTGGAGCGGTTGGATAGATCTGTTGATTAATCATTTTAATATTGTTTGGAATGTGGTTAAAAACGTTGGTATGCAACTTTGGAAATTAGTCAGCTCTATAATGGATTTTGTTAAAAATAGCCAAATATTAAAAGATATGTTTTCGATTATTGGACTACAAATGCAATTTGCGGGTAAGATAATAATGTGGTTGGTTGATAAAGTGGTTTGGCTTTGGGAAAATGTCTTGAAGCCCATTTTAGAAGCTATGGACTGGGTTTATAGGCATATTACAGGACGTGGACTTGAGGCTAAAGTTACCCATACATTAATAACTCCTAAAAAATCGAAACCAGAAGACGATCCTAAAAATTCCCCTCTAGGTGCTGCCAGATCATTAGCGGCTACAAACGAAACTTCAGGAAAAGCGGCGGGAGATACGGTTGCTGGTGCTGGTCCAAAAGTGGTTAATATAACCGTTGGGAAGTTCTTTGACAACTTACAATTTACAACTTTGAACGCGGGCGAATCTGCTAATGAAATAGAGCGAGTGGTAATGGAGTGTTTTGCCAGAGTGGTGTATAATGGTTCTAAAATGGTGTAATTATGAGTACTAACAATCTTTTCGATTTACAGGCACTTTATAAAACAACGTTTGGAACTTCGCCTTATTTTGTTACAAAAGACGAAAACAAGCCACTGTCACAAGAGCCGGGTTATTCTGTAGCAATAGAAAATCCGAGACCAAAAGGAAGTATTGATTATTCGCTTAAAAATATCGCTTTAAATAAAAAAGGAATCTATGGTCAGGATATTTGGTTTCCTATTGAATTATGGAAATCAGGCAGAAAGATAATTGAAATTGAAGCTTGTACGGTTGGCGTTAATTTGGTCAAGGAAATCATTAGAACCCAAGTAAGCGAGCGAAAAGGAAGGGTAAAAGAGTGCTTCAGTATTGATGATTATAAGTTTAATATTAAAGGGTTTTTGATTGGAAAAAACAGATTGTTTCCTGAAGACCAAATACAATATTTAAAGGATTGGTTTGAAACAACTGAGCCAATTGAATTGCACGGCGGTTACCCAGAGATATTCCTGGACGAAAGTTGCAGGGTTGCCATTGGTAATTTAGACTTTCCGGAAGTACAAGGTAAAGCTCCTTGGATTCGACCATTTACAATGACATTAGAAACTGATTATATACAAGATTTAATTATACCATAAATGTTTTACCTAACCAGCGATATTACTATAGGAAACTATGCCAAAGTAAAGCCATCAAAGGTTACGTGGAAAACAGACATTAATAGTTTTACTGATACGTGTACCATTGAGTTGCCCAGGATAAGTTATTTGAAAACGGTTAAAACCGCTACTGAAGACAAACAACAACCCAACGAAAGGAAGGAATATGTGTTTAAGGAAAACGACAAAATAAATGTGCTGTTGGGCTATGATGGCACTAATTCAAAACGGTTTCAAGGATTTATCAAACGGGTAAATATGGGGATTCCGGTAAAGGTGGAATGCGAGGGGTACAGTTACTTACTGTATGACATCATTTTTAATAAAAGCTATCAAAGTGTCACGGTCAAACAATTATTGACCGATGTATGCGCCGGAACCGAAATAGTGTTGTCGCCTGAAATGCCAAATATTCCTTTAACAAATGTTCGCTTTAAAAATGCTACGGGAATTCAGGTTTTGGAGTGGCTGCAAAAAGAATGTCATTTAGCCGTTTATTTCAATTTCAACGAGTTATATGTTGGGACTCAATTTGGTAAAAAAGGCAAGACGGTAAAATTTCGTTTGGGTTGGAATACAGTAAAGGAAGATGATTTTAAACAACGAATTGTTGACAAAAATGTGAGGATTGTCATTCACGAAAAGAATGAAAAAGGCGAAGTAAAAAAAACGAAATCGGATGTTCAAAAATATAGCAACGAGAAAGAGATAAAAATAAAGGCAGGAATTCCAGCCAATTTATTGAAACAAATCGCCAACCGTTTGCAGACGAAAAAGAATTACAACGGCTACGAAGGAAGCATATTGGCTTTTTTAGAACCCGCCACCAACAAAGGAGATGTTGCCGAAATTGATGGGTATAAATATCCGGATAAGTCAGGAAAATTTTTTGTAGAAAGCGTGGAAGGGGAATTTAGTCCAGGAGGCGGGAGACAAAAAATACAATTAGGATTTTTAACAAATTAATTAATGTAAGCGACGTGAGATTGCTTCGTACCTCGCAATGACATGCCAACACCGGAACAAATAAGAGCAGCTTTAAAAGAAATGGCCAAAAATGATGGCCCTGCGGTGAGTAACATTGCCAAGGTCAAATCAGTTGATGAAACAAAGGCAACGTGTGTGTTAATTGATGAAAACGGTCAGGAAATTTTTGACGTTCGACTTCGCCCGGTTCTCACAGGAAAAAAAAGTTTTATCCTGGTACCGAAAGTTGGAAGTTATGTGTTGGCCGTTCGCGTGGAAGATGATGACGATTGGATGGTAATTGCAGCCGACGAGATTGAAAAGATTGGCTATTACATTGGTACATCCATTTTTGAAATAGATGCCACCGGGTTTCTTTTGAAGAAAGAGAATGAAACGCTCAAGAAAATAATGGTTGATTTGATTGGAGCTGTTAAGGCGATGAGCTTCACACTTACAACACCGGACACGATTAATGGAAGTACAACTCTTTTGAACAATGCAGCTCAATTCACGACTATTGAAACAAGGATTAACCAGTTTTTAAAATAGGTTTAAATAATTGGAATGAGATTGCTTCGTTCCTCGCAATGACAAAAAGATGACAGATTTTTTATTAGACGATAATTTTGACTTACAAATAAAAGCCGGTGATTTTGTTGCTGATGAAAGTACGGCGCAGCATCAAAGAATTTTGATTTTGGCGGACAAAGGCGAATTTAAAGAAGTGCCGATGAGAGGCGTTGGAGCTCGAAGATATTTAGAAGATCATACACCGGATAATTTGGCTAGAGAAATTCGAACAGAGTTTGCAACCGATGGAATGACAGTAAATAAAATACAAATCGCATCTGATTTGACTATTCAAGTGGATGCTAATTATTAGAAAATGACAGTAACCGCATTAGTATTACAAACTTGGTTTGATATCTCCGTTTATCACACTGGTAGTGTTGGAAATGCTTATGCTATTGCTTTTTCCAACGGAGGGCGTTCGGTAACAGATGATCCAGAACCGGGGGAACAAATAATAATTCCTATTGAGTTATCAATTTTAAAAAAGGAAGTACAGTATTTAGAAAATAAAAAAGCGATTCCAGCAACGGGTATTACTCTCGGAGAATTAGAACAAATCAATCCCGATTTAGGCATAGGATCAATGGCAATAGGAACAACATTTATAGTACGATAAAATGGCAAGAAAAATAGAGGCAATACAGCAGGAAATGTTTGACAGTATCAGTGCAAACGCAAATTTGGTTGGGCTGACTTCAACCAGTAAAGTGTCTATTTGGAGGCTTTTAATTTTTATTGTTGCTTTTTCTATTTGGGTATTGGAAAATCTTTTTGACACCCACCTTAAAGAAGTAAAAGAAGTCATTCAAAACGATAAAGCACACCGCCCATCGTGGTACGTGACGCAGGCTAAAAGGTTCCAGTATGGATTTCCATTGATGCCTGACACTGACAAATATGATAACACCGGGTTTACGGATGCTCAAGTTGAAGATTCTAAGATTGTAAAATATGCGGCTGCCACTCCAGGAGGCGGGCAGGTTTATCTGAAGATTGCCACGGAAATTGCGGGAGTTTTGGCACCGCTTTCTAACGCTGAAAAAATAGCGTTTGACGGCTATGCCAAAGAGTTTATCGATATGGGTGTAAAATATATCGTAGTGAATCACTTGCCGGATATTCTATTGTTAAACATTCAAATCTTTCGTGATCCATTGGTTTTGGATGCCAACGGAATGAGCATTTTAAACGCTAATTATCCCGTGCAAGATGCCATAAACGAGTATATGAAGGAACTACCATTTAATGGCGAATTGGTTTTGGCTCACCTTGTTGACAAGCTACAGCTTGCGGAAGGTGTAGTTATTCCAAATCTTGTCAATGCCGAATCCCAGTCGATTGACATTAACACGGGAATTTATAACGCCGCCGTTCCGATTACCGTAAAAACAATTCCGGAAAGCGGGTATTTCTCGATTCCTGATTTTAACAACATAACGTATGTGGTATAAAGTAGATTTTGACAAACTCATTCTTTTGCTGCTCCCCACTTTTTTAAGGAAGCCGGTACTGTTTGGGTATCTCAAAGCTTTGATTTCACCAATTGCGAGCCTGCATTATGGATGGTCGAAAATGCGGGACGAGAATTTGAAAAAGCTATCCTACAACTGCCAACGCTGTTATTTTCGAGGTGCCTTAAATGACAAGTTTGACCCCGTTTTGAGGCGAATCACATTTGACGATACTTTGAGTTTACAGCAGGATTATATTTATACACAAGCCGAAAATTTGGACGTGTATTTAGGTACGATGTGGCTGGAACAGGACTTTAATTATGCAGGCTCAACAGTAGATTATTTAGTGCTTGTACCAAGGGATATAATGAATGCCAAATTACCCGAAATAGTGGCTTTGATTGAATTTTACAATCTGGCCGGAAAACAATATCAAATCATATCAATATGAATAAATTAGAAGTAAATCAAGTAGGTGGCTTCCCGATGACTACCAGAATTTTGGACGAAATCCAAAAGGCGCACGCTGTTTTTAATGCTTTTGGAGGTTTGGCCGGTAACTTTACCATTCTGGACGGATGCGTTACTGTTGGCTCAACTGTTAGTAACGGTTTTGTTTTTATCAATGGCGAAGTTTTTGAATTTCGTGGCGGTTCGGCTCAAACGAAAGTCATTATCAAGGAAGACGTGGAAAATTTGGCTTTCCAAAACGGGAACTCTAATCCAGTTATAAAAACACGATACGTGACATTTGGAACTGGCGTGGGTGCTTTTAATTGGGTTGACTTTAAAAGACCGATTGAGACTAAAGCGTTAGAGGCTTTATTTGGCGCCGTCGATACATCTCTTGCTGCAATTATTGCCAAATTGGATACTATTGAGACTAACGCTAAAGTGCAATTGCAAACTGACTGGAATCAATCGGATAATACTAAAGCTGATTATTTTAAAAACAGACCGAATATTGTCAGTCCGTTTTTATTGAAAGGAACGGCTCCAGTGGGAAATCCGGCAGTAGATGCCATTTTAAATATTACGTTTCCAAGTGTGGGAACGGCTAACTATATGGTTGTTGGTTCTTTAGTTTCGCTTGGAGCTAACTACGATCAGGATAACGATGTTTTATGGTCTATAAAAAATAAAACTGCAACTGGATTCTCTCTTTTGCTTAGAGAGGTCGCCAATGCAACACAGGATTTACAATTTAATTATGCTTTAATAGAACTTTAATTATGGCAACAGATAAAAACACAATTAAAAATTGGTTTTTAACCAA